ATTGGCTAAGATGAAAGCTAACATGGACCGTATGGCTAGTGAGCGTGATGAAGCACTTAAACTTAAAGTCGAACTAGAGTCCAAACAAAAAGAAGAGACAATAGCTCGAATGAAAGAAGAAGGTAAATTACAAGAAGCTCTTGAAATGGAACTTGCCGAGGCTCGTGCTAAGTTAGATGTTTATGCAAAAGAAACAACTCAACTCAAGCGTGACGGTGTCTTAAATGATGCCCTATCCGGCATGGAATTCCGCAACGATAAGTCTCGCGACATGGCTCGCAGAGAGATTGTTGACCAATTGGTTCAAAACGAAGAGGGACAGTGGGTCCACTCAACAGGTTCAAATATTCGTGACTACGTAGAAGCTTATTCTAAGTCCGAAGATAACTCATTCTTGTTCCGTGTTAAATCTAACACAGGTGCAGGTACAGGCAATCCAGCTGGAGCGCCTTCAACCGATGTTTCAAAGGCTATCGGAGAAATGTCAACTCAAGAAATTCTAGCTCTTGCCCAAAAAGGTAAACTAGGTAAATTTAATATCTAAAACTAAACGCTATTATTAGCACATAAGGAAAAATAAAATGGCTATTACAAACACAGATTTTCAGAACATTGCTTTAGCAATCTCTGCATACGGTGACGAAGCGTACACAAGCGCCAAGAAACTAAACAGCACAGGCATCGTTGCTGCTGACCAACGCATTGATGCGTCTGGCGAATCTTTCGTAGGACAATTCCGTTGGTACAAACCACTATCATCAACTGTAAACGTTGCTTCTTTAGCATCAGCTACAGATGGTACGTACACAAGCATCGCAACAGACGTTGCTAACTTCGTGAAAACTGTTCGTACATTTGGTGCAGAGCAAGTTAACATGCAAGAAGTAGTATCAAAGCAAGACGGTCTAGCGAAAATCGCTCGTGACTTTGCGGAAGTACGTGCACAAGACGAGCATGACGCATTGTTGTCAGTTCTTAAAGGTGTAACACTTTCAGAAGTTGCTTTAGGCGACGCGGGTGGTTCAGGTAACGGCGGCGTTACTGCTTTTGACACAGACGTTGATGCGGCTAACACCGGTTTCTTCTGTGACGTAAACGCACTAGGTCTACACGGAGCGGCTGCAACTGGTTCTTCAGATGCACGTAAATTATTTGATTCATCAGCAATGGGTGCGGCTCGTGGTGAGCGTTTATTCCGTTCTGTTGGAGCGGCGTTCAAAGATTACGAACCAGATTTCATGTACATGGTAACTTCACCAGAAGTAATGGCTGAAATGCGTGCGGCTAACTTAGTAGACGAAGACCGTGTAACTGATGGAAACCTTGAGTTCTCAACAGTATTTGGTGGAAAATTCCGTCTAGTTATGACTCGTGCAAACCAAATGATTTCAGGTGCGGCTTCAGGCGACTTGAATGCTCAGTCAACTAAGTGTTCATACATCATCAAGCCGGGTTCAGTTGCGGCAACAGCAATAAACATGCCAACACCAGTAGAAGTAGACCGTGCAGCGGCATCTTACTTAGGTGGCGGTTCAACTAACGTATGGTACAGATGGGGTTACATCAACCACCCAATGGGTTACGACTGGGCGGGTGCAACTAACGCATTTGCTTCAAACGCAGTTCTTGGTGCTGGTGGTTCTTACACTCGTAAAATGGATAGCTTGAACTTAGGTATCTTACCAATATTCCACGCATAAATAGAAGGAGGAACTAATGGCTCTAGTTCTTAATACGAATAGCTATGTAGAAATCGCAGACGCTGATGACTACCTTGAAACACGTATTGACAGTGCCAACTGGTTTGACGCTGACGATGAAATCAAGGAACAAGCTATTGTTACTGCAACACTGTTGATAGATGACAATTCTTGGATTGGTTCTGCTGTTAGTTCCTCACAAGCTTTGGCTTGGCCTCGTAAGAACGCTATATACAATGATTCTCGATTGGGAATGACTGTTACTATAGCGGAAAACGAAGTCCCAAGTCGTGTTAAAGTCGCTATCTACGAACAAGCACTACACTTAGTTGATAATGAAGATTTACTAATGGGTACTACTCAAACTTTTGAGAGTATTTCTGTTGGGTCAATCTCTATATCAGATAGTAATGGTGATGTTACACGCACTCCAATTAAGTCAACACAAGCAACAAAGTCTATTAGACCTTTACTAGTTAAAGGCTCAGTGGGACAAGGTTCAGGTTGGTGGAGGGCGAATTAATGTCACTCAAAGCTAAAGTTAGCGCGGCAGTAGATAAGGCTTTTGCGGCTATCGGAGACTTAGCGGTCTCTGCTACTTTATCAAATAAAAACGCAAGTAGTTATGACTTTGCCACAGGGCAAGCAGTAGCTACTACAACTAGTAAAACAGTTAAAGTATTTCTAGAAACAACCGATAAATCTTCTGACGGAGCCTTTCAATCGAAAGCCTTGATGAAGTCTAACGTTGTTGTTGACGGTTATGATACTATAACAATAGGTACTTCAGTATACAGTATAACAGACTTCCAAGACGACGGTTTTGTAATAACATTGCAGTTGACAAAGGAGAAATTATAATGTATGACTTAATACTTAGAGATGTTGAAACGGTATTCGGCTCATCTTTGTGGACAACAAACAATATTAAGACTTATCCTATGAATTACTTAGGAAATAAGGCCTCTAATACTGAGTATGTCTTGATGAACGTATTACCTTCTAGTAGTAAAAACTATGCGTATGGGGTAAAGAAAGAGACTACTGGTCTCGTAGCTGTAAAAATATTCGTCAAGGCTGGTGACGGTCAGGGAAGACTAATGGCAATAGCTAACTTACTTGACACCATCCTAGACAATAAAACACTACCTAACGGTACAAAGCTAGGAACATCATATTTAACAGTGGAAGGGTTAGACCCTTCGAACAAAGCGCTTTATAGCGCATCTTACATAATCCCATTTACACATTACGGAGAATAACAAATGGCACATATTTCATCATTAGGTGCGGGTATCTTTACATACCTAGACATCTTCAAAGGCACAATCCCTGCTAATACTGATACAGTTGCAGAGTGCGCGGCTTTATTCGTTGGTACAACACCAGGAACAGCAGACGCAGACCACGTTCGTATGCCTTCAGTACGCGAATTCCCATCAATCGGTACACCTGCAAACATCGTAAACGTTCCAGTTTATGGTCAGAAGACATCTTCACAGGTTCAAGGTCAAGCAGATGCTCCTACTTTAGAAGTAACTGTAAACTACGTACCTTCAGACATGGAAGCGCTTCACGACTTAATCGGTACTAACGCGGTATTCCGTTTTATGATGGCGGCTCAAGCTGTTACAGAAAACGAAGCCGCAGATACAACTTTAGCAGTAGACAACACAGAGTTCTATTTCTTAGGTAAAATCGAAGCTATATTGGTTAACCCTGCATTAACAGACGCAAACACTGCAACTGTTACTTTGTCAGCACAATCAGATTTCTTTGGTCCTGCTACACTAGCGGCGGCTTAATAGAATTAGGGGGTTCTCTTCGGAGAGCCTCCACCACAAAAGGTAGAAAAATGGATAAACCATTCAGTAAAGCTTTTGTCATGAGAACGACATTCCGTCACATGCGCAGAAGTGTCGATATAAGTATTAGAAAATCATTTGAAAGATTTAAGGACTTTGATAACGAGTCAACTACAGGTCGTGAGATTATGGAGACATTAAGCGTCTTGCATACAGTACGAAAGCTGTTAGATGACTTTCAAGCAAACAATCCAGAACTATTTTCAGAAAAAGATAAATTAAATTAAAGGAATAAAACAATGAAACATCTCGTTGGTAAATCAATAACAGAAAAAGTCCCTTTTATGGGCGACGAAGTAGAAGTTAAGAAAATGACTGTAGGCGAAATATTAGAACTACAAAAAGTCATAGCTAAAGTAGGTGACAGTGATGACGCTACTAAGCAAATCGGACTCCTTCGTGACATAATTAAAGTAGCAGTATTAGGTGCTGACGAATTGTCAGACGCAGACTTCGATACATTCCCTATCGAAGAATTAAATAAACTATCAACTAAAGTCATGGAGTTATCTGGCCTTGGTGGTGGAACTGAGGGAAACTAAGTCAATCTGAAGAGACTATTTTTGAGATAGCATATGAGTTAAAGATGCCTGTATATAAGTTAAAAGAAGAAATGCCTTACACAGAACTACTCAAGTGGGTTGGCTACTTTAAGAAAAGACCTGTTGGTTACAGAGAAGACCAGAGAGCATATCTGGGATTACAAGCACAAGGTTTTAAAGGCAAAGCAGAAGATGTCTTTGCTACACTTAAGCAAATGAAAGATAACATTCCAGCTGACGTTAAAGCACTACCTAAAGGCAAGTTCCTCGAAATGATGATGCAAGCTAAAGATGGTGATGATGCGGGTTGGACCGCACCTTGGATGAACAATGACAAAAAATAGTTTAGTCTCTTTAGAGATAATTAACTTCAAGCAAGAGATAGAACGTATTGAGCGTGAAGTCAAAGAACTTGCAAACGAAGAAATAGAAGAATTAATACATTATGGAACAGAACAACTTAAAGTAGTAACACCTGTAGATAAGGGTAGAGCTAGACTGGGTTGGTTTGATGAAATAGAAAGAAACAGATATGGCGGCTTTACGGGTGGCTCTATCATAAATGAAGTACCATACATTGGTAGACTTAATACCGGACACAGCCAACAGGCCCCTAAGTACTTCATAGAACAAACACTAGTTAAAATCGGCATTATTACCCCAAGCTGATTAATATATTATGCCCTCGATGGCTTCTCCGAAATGCGAGAAACTTATCGGGGGCTTTTTTTATTAAGGAGACACACATATGAGCGGTGTAAAGATTAGGGTAAGAGCTGATGCGGCTCAAGCCACAAGAGAAATGGGGAAATTAGAAAGAAGTATCGTAAGCCTTGACAAGAGAGCTTCTGCTGTTTCTAATACTTTCCGCAACCTAGCAATAGGATTAACAGCGGCGTTTACTGGTGGTGCTTTAACTAAAGGTATAACACGTAACGCTGATGCTATGACTAATCTAGGCAACAGGGTAAAACTTGTTACTAAAGACATAAAAACAACAAATGCTACAATGAATGAACTATTCAAGATAGCAGAACGTTCTCGTGGTTCCATTGATGGTGCCGCAGAGACATTTAACAGATTTGGTTTGGCTCTTAAAGACTCAAACAAACCTGTTGCAGAATTATTAAAAGTAACTGAAGCAGTTCAAAAAGCGGCTACAATCTCTGGTGCCGGTGCACAGTCAGCTAATGCGGCTATAATCCAGTTAGGTCAGGGCTTAGCCTCTGGTCAGTTACGTGGACAAGAACTTAACTCAGTTCTAGAACAGATGCCAAGGCTAGCAGAAGCTATTGCTGATGGTATGGGCATACCGTTTGGTAAGCTACGTGAAGAAGCTATGGCAGG